GACTGGGCTGAAACATATGTCAAAGGTCTTGAAGTATTGGGGATGAAATATGAAGAAAGAACGGAACCTTGGAACGGCGCTTGTGGTGTATTTAGCACGGTGCTCACAGAAGCTGCCATTCGTTTCCAAGCAGAAACGATTACTGAAACGTTTCCTGCGGCTGGCCCAGTAAAGACGGAAATCATGGGGGCGATAGATCGCCTCAAGATGGAAGCGTCCATGCGGGTTCAAAACCACATGAACTATTACTTGGTAGAGAAGATGCCAGAGTATCGACCAGAGCATGAAAGGCTTTTGCTTAATCTAGGATTGATTGGATCTGCGTTTAAGAAAGTTTATCCAGACTTAAATTTGGGTAGACCTGTGTCTATGTATGTAGGCGCAGAAGATTTGATCATGCCGTACGGGTCAAGTGGGGTGATGCACTGCGAGCGGGTCACTCATTTGATGAGAAAGACCAAAAACGAAATCCATAAACTACAAGTTGCAGGGTTTTACAGGGATATAGAGCTGGGTGAACCCATGCATATACCCACGGATATTGAAAAGAAGAAGGCGGATGAGTCTGGATACTCTATAACGGATGACGATAGATACCACTTGGCTGAAATTCATGTGGATTGTGTTATGCCAGGGGACGAGGATGAGGATGAAATACCAAAACCTTATGTGATTACGATAGAAAGAGGGTCGAGAAAGGTACTTTCTATCCGTAGAAACTGGGAAAAGGGCGATAAAAAGTTCCTTAAGCGTCAGCATTTCATCCAATATACCTACATTCCTGGCTTTGGAGCGTACGGATTTGGTTTAATTCACCTGATTGGTGGTTATGCCAGGGCTGGAACGATGATTATTCGCCAATTGGTGGACGCAGGATCACTTGCTAACTTACCTGGCGGTTTAAAAGCTAGGGGTTTGCGTGTAAAAGGGGACGATACACCGATTGCTCCAGGGGAATTCAGGGATGTAGACGTTCCTGGTGGGTCAATCAAAGACAACATTATGACTTTGCCTTATAAAGAGCCAAGTCAAGTGTTGGCTACGCTACTTGCTACGATTACTGACGAGGCAAGGAAGCTTGGATCAATTGCCGACATGAATATCAGCGATATGTCGGCCAATGCTCCAGTAGGAACTACGCTTGCTCTATTAGAGAGACAGCTTAAGACCATGAGTGCGGTACAGGCCAGGGTTCATTACTCTATGAAGCAGGAGTTTAAATTACTCAAACCAATGATCCGTGACTTTGCACCAGAAGATTATGAATATGATCCAGAGAAGGCGGATAAAAGCGCAAAGCAAAGTGATTATGATTTGGTTGAAGTCATACCCGTCAGCGATCCTAACAGTTCTACGATGGCGCAAAGGCTTATGCAGTACCAAGCTGCAATGCAAATGGCACAACAAGCGCCCCAAATTTATAATCTTCCCAAGTTACATAGACAGATGTTAGATGTAATTGGAATACCGAACGCCGAGGACATTGTTCCAACTGAAGACGATCAAAAACCAAGAGATCCAATCTCAGAGAACATGGCTTTCTTAAAAGGAAAACCTACCAAAGCGTTCATGTATCAAGATCACGATGCGCATATTGCGGTTCACCAAGCAATGATGCAAGATCCTTTGCTTCAGGCGCAGGTTGGTCAAAGTCCTATGGGGCAACAGATGCAGTCCGCAATCATGGCGCATATATCTGAACACTTGGCTTTCCAATATAGGAATAAGATTCAACAACAACTTGGTGCTATGTTGCCTGATCCAGATGTTGATATGCCTAAAGAGTTGGAAGTACAGATATCTCAGCTCACTGCACAAGCGGCGCAACAGGTTCTTGCACAAAGCAAAGGACAAGCGGCGCAACAGCAAGCAGCCCAACAAGCTCAAGATCCTTTGGTACAAATGCAACAAAAAGAATTGCAGATTGCACAAATGGATGCACAGACCAGAGCGCAAAAAGTCCAGGGTGATTTACAAATCAAACAAGCTGAGTTGCAAATTAAAGCACAACAAGCACAACAAAAAGCTGGGCCTAATCCTGCGATTGAAGAGCACGCAAAGATTGCTGAGACACAACAGAATCTTCAAACCACTGCGCAACAGCATGAGCAAAGCTTAGCTCAACAAGAGCAACAGCATCAACTTAACTTAAGGATGTTGCAGCAAAAGCATGAGCAGAGTTTGGCTGAGCAGCAACAGATGGCTCGCATGAGAGCGTCTCAAGAAATGCAGCGTATGCAAATTGCGGCAGATTCCGCAAAGCAGATGGATGAGATTCGTAAACGTCAAGCAGAGCAACAGGCTAAACAACCTAAGAAGCCTGAACCAAAGAAGGATAAATGATGGAAGCAAAAATACTTGAACATCTATTGGTAAAGATCAAACAGATTGAAGACCAATATGCAGTTGCATTGTCTGGCAAAAGTGCCAGGGACTATGCCGAGTATTCTGAAATGTGTGGTGTTTTCAAGGGCTTGTCCCTTTGCAAAGGCGAGATAGACACCATGATGAGACGCTTCAAAGAAGACGAAGACAACGAATAACGAAGTGAACCGATATGGCGGGGGCGTATCGGTAAGCTATTTTGTAGCCCCCTGCGGAGGAAAATTATGGACTTTAATGTTCAAGCCGTAGACTTGTCTGGCATTCTTAATAAGAAAGCGGAGGACAAAGCTACTCAACTTCCCGAACCTAGAACGTTTCATTTGCTGACGGTATTGCCTGAAGTGGATGAGAAGTTTGAAGGAGAAGGAGAGTTAGTTAAATCATCACAGACCATGCACTTTGAAGAGGTACTGACACCAGTATTATTTGTAGTGAAGATGGGGCCTGATGCATACAAAGATGCAACCAGATTCCCATCTGGGCCATCATGCAAAGTCGGTGACTTTGTTATTGTCCGTCCCAATACTGGCACACGGATCAAGATACACGGCAAAGAATTTCGCTTGATTAAAGATGATCAGGTTGAGGCTACCGTGCAAGACCCCCGTGGTATTCAACGAGCAGCATAAGGAAAAACTATGTCAACAGAAAAAAGAACATTTCAATTTCCTGATGAGGTGGATAGCAAGGTCGAAGTGGAGGAGACTCCAGAACTTGAGATCATTGACGATACACCTGAACCAGATCGTGGTCGCAAGCCCGCAGACGAACCGCCCAAAGAATTTTCTGATGATGAGTTGGAAACATACAACGAATCCGTCAAGAAAAGAATTAAACATTTCACCAAGGGGTATCACGATGAACGCCGTGCAAAAGAAGCGGCTTATCGTGAACGTGAGGAAGCTTTAAAGCTAGCTCAGTCCGTTGTTGAAGAAAACAAAAAGCTCAAAGGCTCATTGAATCAAGGGCAGACTGCTCTCTTAGAACAGGCCAAAAAGGTTGTGGACAACGAGATCCAAACTGCCAAAAATAAGTACAAAGCTGCTTATGAGACGGGGGATGCAGAGGCCTTGGCTGAGGCACAAAGTGAACTAACTGCCGTTACGATTAAGGCAGAAAGGTTACATAATTTTAAGCCCACCCCTTTACAAGAGGAAAAGAATGAGGTACAAACGCAGGTAACGCAACCAGCGCAGCTAGACCGAAAGGCGGAGGCCTGGAAAGATAAGAATCCTTGGTTCGGCTCAGATCGGCGCATGACCAGTTATGCGCTTGCCATACACGAGGAACTCACGCAAGATGAGCGCTTAAATCCATCGAGCGAAGAGTATTACCGAAGAATTGATTCCGAAATGCGTACTAGGTTCCCAGATGCTTTTGATAGCGATACTGAAGTGGATGCATCTCCTCCACCCAAGAAGTCGATAGTAGCACCTGCGTCTAGGAGTACAGCGTCTAAAAAAATCGTACTAACCCAGAGTCAGGTAAATATCGCCAAACGGCTTGGTGTCTCATTAGAGGACTATGCCCGTCAGGTTGCTAAAGAAAGAAAAGGAGCTTAATCATGTCAGAACAAAATCGTAAACCAAGAGAAGTCGAAACCCGTGCAGCTTTCCAAAGACCAGATGCCTGGAGACCACCAGAGCAATTACCTATGCCGGATCCCCGTCCAGGATGGGAGCACAGATATATCCGAATTAGTATGGTCGGACAAGCAGATCCTAAGAATATTTCTATGAGACTTCGTGAAGGTTATGAGCCTTGCAAGTCTGAAGATTATCCTGAGTTGATGATGCACGAAGTTCAAGACGGACGATTTAAAGGTGGCATTGAAGTCGGTGGATTATTGCTTTGCAGAATCCCTGCTGAGTTTGTTAAGCAAGCGCAGGAATACTACGCTAACCAAAACAAAGCTCAAATGGAATCTGTTGACAATACTTTCATGCGCAATAGTGATCCAAGGATGCCTCTGTTTAAAGACAGACGTTCCGAGGTGACATTCGGTAAAAGTTAATTTTTTGGAGATTTAAATGGCATATCCAACAATTCCCGCACCATACGGGTTTAAGCCAGTAAGTCTTATTGGCGGTCAATTTTATGCAGCATCGACAAGACAATTGCCGATTCAGTATAACTTTGGAACCAATATTTACTTTGGCGATATGGTTGCAATTACCCGTGGCTATGTAACTCGTGTAACAATGACTACAGGCGCATCAGCAACAACTGGTGGAGCAGGTTACGGTCAAGTAGGTATCTTCGTGGGTTGTACATTCACAGATCCAGTATCTAAACAAAAACGTTTCAGTCAATATTGGCCCGCCAATACATTGGCTGGTGACGCATTTGCTTACGTTACTGATGATCCAGATGTCCTCTTTAAAGCAGTTGCTACCACAAGTACAACTAGCATTACAGTAGGTTCAATCTCTACACCTATGATTGGTTTGAACTTCTATGGTTCAGACTACTCAGGTTCTACAGCAGCGGTTGGTGGAAACATCAATACTGGCGATTCATATAACGGTATTGCTGTAACAAGCACACCATCATATGCAACAACCAGCACATTCCCATTCCGTTTGGTTGACCTAGTTCGTGATACAGCTACTGCTACAACTGCTACTTTAACAAGCGGCGGCGGTGGTACTTCGCTTGTTACCAGCGCATTACCAGTGGCTTTGCCTATTGGTACAGAAGTTGGTTACTTAGCAGCTAACAATCAATACATTGGAACAGGTTCTTTTGTAGCTACCGCAGCAGCGGCTGGTGCAACTGCCGTTACTATTAACGCACAGGCAGCAACAGTTGTTTCTCCCGCAGGTACATCCTCTACAGGTATTACCATCCCAGCAAACAGTACATTAGTATTTACTCAATATCCAGAAGGACTCTTCAAGATGAACTTTGGTTTGCATTCATACTACAACGGTACTGGTACTCAAACCGCTTAATTAAGGAGCAATTAAATGGCTATTTCAAGAGCACAACTATTGAAGGAATTGCTTCCTGGATTAAACGCATTGTTTGGTTTAGAGTATGCAAGATACGGAGAAGAGCACAAAGAGATCTATGAAACAGAGACTTCTGAGCGTTCTTTTGAAGAGGAAACAAAACTGTCTGGTTTCTCAGCAGCACCAGTCAAGACCGAGGGCACAGCCATCAGCTACGACAATGCGCAAGAGGCATGGACAACTCGTTATAACCATGAGACTATTGCTCTTGGATTCGCAATCACCGAAGAGGCGATTGAGGATAACTTGTACGACAGCTTGTCTGCTCGCTACACCAAGGGTCTTGCCCGTGCTATGGCATACACAAAGCAGGTAAAAGCTGCTGCTCCACTTAATAACGGATTTAACTCCGCTTATGTTGGTGGTGACGGTGTATCTTTGTTTAACTCTTCACACCCATTGGTTAACGGTGGAATAAACTCCAACTCACCATCTACACCTGCTGACCTGAACGAAACAGCGCTTGAAAACGCAGTTATTCAGATCGCCGCATGGACAGATGAGCGTGGTCTTTTGATCGCCGCTAAGCCCAAGAAGTTGATTGTTCCACCTGCACTACAGTTCGTTGCAACTCGCTTGCTCGAAACTAAACTGCGTGTTGGTACAAACAACAACGACATTAACGCTATCGAGAACAATGGTTCTATCCCAGAAGGATACACAATCAATCACTTCTTGACAGCGCCTAATGCTTGGTTCTTGTTAACCGATGTACCTAACGGTATGAAGCACTTCGAAAGAACCCCATTGCAAAATTCAATGGATGGTGATTTTGATACAGGGAACGTTAGATATAAAAGCCGTGAGCGTTATAGCTTCGGTTGGTCTGACCCACTCGGTATT